ACAGTATCAGCGTTGCTGTCTATTTCTTTAACATCTACAGTTTTGACATCCCATGTATAGTTAATTGCCATTTTTTACCTCGTTAATTTGTGTTTGTAAATCTTCTATAATTTCTTGTTGTTCTTGGATTGCTTTAACCAAAATTGCAATAAAACCAGTTTGATTAACTCCTTTAGCATCATCAAGTGAACCACCTTTAAAAGGTCTAACTAATTCTTCTAAACCAGCTTCTTCAACTTCTTGAGCGATAAAACCCATTTGATTTTTTTCGCCTTCTCCTTCTATCCAATCAAACCTTCTTGGTTTTATTTTTAAAATGTCATTTAAACCTTTATCTAAATTAACAATATTTTCTTTTAATCTTTGGTCGGATAAATTAGTTAAAGCAACTTTATAATTGACTTCACCTGTATAATTCACATAAAAATTTAAACCACTGCCATCGTGTACCATATAGGTAGAAGAGCCTGTGCCTGAATTTGTGCTTGTGACATTGTGTAAATTAGAACCGTCAATTTGAAATCCTGTAGATGCCTGAGTATTTGCTGTTTTTCCTACCAAAAAATTACCAGAAGAATCAATTCTCATTTTCTCACTTGACCCAATGTTAAATTGCAAAGTAGAACCATCAATTTCAAAAGGAGAACTAGCGTTTGCCGCATCATTGAAGCAATTGAGCTTCACACCGCCTGATACAGATGTTGAGTTTTGAAAAGCTAAGTTTCCGTTTGTCTGTGTCTTTACTTGTAAGGTTGCAACAGGAGTACAACCAATTCCAACATTCTCACTACTATCAATAGTGATAGCAGTTGCATTTCCGCCGTCTACAATGCTTGGCGTACTTGACAGTTCTATAGGGATCTTAGTGTTTGCCATATTATGCTTTTAACTCCTCTATTTCTTTTTTCATTGCTTCTATCTGTTCTTGTTGTTCTTTAATAGCTTCTACTAACAATCCAACTGTATTGCCATAACGAATAGCTAAGTGTTCTTCTGATTCTTCGCCTTCTCTTTCGTCTACTAAAGTTTCGTAGGTATATACTGCTTCTGGTAATACTTTTTCTAAATCTTGTGCTATTAATCCTGTAAGTTTGTTGCCATCAGATTTTAAAGTATAAGTTATACCTTTAAGTTGTTTAACTTTATCTACAGCATTATTAATAACTTCTATATTTTCTTTTAACCTTATGTCAGAGGGATTTCCATTAGCTGTAACATTTCCAGATACAATAAAATTACCACTTGCATCCAAATTTCCTCCCTTAGTACCTGTTGGATAAAATGCCATATTTGTTCCGTCAATACCTATATATCCTGTATTACTTGTATTTTTTATTGCAAGATATGTACTTGAGCCACCACTTTGGATTCTGGACATTGTTCCACTTCCGCCACTTACATCTAAGGTATAGGCTGGACTAGAAGTACCAATTCCAACATTCCCAGAGCCATCAATTCTCATTCTTTCTGAACCGTCGTTTGTATGAAAAGACAAATAATTAGAACTATGGTCATATTGAACAGAACCTGGGTATCTTGCTGTTCCAGAAGTGCCGTCTGCAAAAGCGAAATAACCTTTACTTGAAGTGCCACTTACAAGAGATATAGTTGAATGACCAGATGTATTAGCAACAACTAATTTTGCAGGGTCGTTAAAGGCATATGAATTAGGTGTTGTAGTACCAATACCAACATTTCCAGAAGAATCAATTCTCATTCTTTCAACATCATTTGTAGTGATTCTATAAGGGTGGTTTGACCTTGCCCCAACTGTAACGATACCTGCTGAATCAGAAACTATATCTTGCGATATTATCCCACCATCACTTTCTATTAACATCAAAGCATCGCCTGAGCCATTCTTTAAATGTAATGTTTTAAAACCGCTAAAAGTTGTTGGTGAAGAAGTTCCAATACCTACATCTTCGGCACTTGTAATAGTAATAGCCGTAGCATCAGCATTATCGTCTATACCTTGAGAAGTAAAAGCACCGCTTACAGTTAAATCAGATGGCGTAGTCAAAGCACCACTTAACTTAGCAGAAGTTACTGTGCTGTCAGCAAGGGTAGTTGCTAAAGCAACATTACCTGTGCCATCGAAAGAAACTGCACTAGCAGTAACATTACCAGTTAGAGAAAAGTTTCTACCTGTAGCTAAAGCAGTTGCGGTTGCAGCATTACCAGAAGTATTTTGTGTGCCAGCAGTATTTACACCAGGTAAATTGATATTAGCTGTACCATCAAAAGATACGCCACCAATAGTTCTAGCAGTAGCCAATGCTGTAGCGGTAGCTGCGTTGCCTGTAGTGCTTTGATTTAAAGTACCAACAGTCGCAGTTAAAGTACCACTAGCTAAATTTGTTAAAGTAACATTTCCAGAAAGATCACCGCCTAATGTTATGACTGGTGACTTATTTATCGTGACCGCAGATGCTATATCTCCACCATCAATATTTAGTGAAACTGCTGTTCCTGTTGCACTAAATATTGCATCAATCGTATCTAAATCAGTATTTAAAGAAATACCCCAAGTATCTTCGGCTGCGCCTGGTTCTGGTTTTATAAGGGATAAATTCGTTGTTGTTGTATCTGCCATATTATGCCACTTCTTGTTCGTCTAAATCTGTCCAGGTAGTTGTCGGATTTGTTTGGTTTGTCCAAGTATCACTTGCCACAGTTTGTTCTGTCCAAGTATCTGCTGCAACTATTTGGTCTGTCCATTTTAACCCACCAATAGAACTAAAACTAGAGATTGCTGCAAGCGTAGCAGTACCATGATCTATTTGTGTACCGACTGAAGTAAAACCAGAAGTTGCTGCGACAGTTGCAATTCCACCATGTATCTTACGACCTATAGAGCTAAATGCAGAAACACCAGCAATCGTTGCACTACCAACATCAATTTGTGTGCCTACAGAACTAAAGCCAGATGTAGCTTGAATAGTTGCTGTACCTAAATCTAATTGTGTACCTATAGAACTAAAGCCACTTGTACCTGCAATAGTACCTGCACCAAGTTTGATGATAACGCCAGATGCACTAACACCGCTAACGCCAGCTATTGTGGCTTCAGCTTGGTGTGCTAAGTCGTTATATTTGGATCTACTGTAGTAACCCTGATTATAGCCGATACTGGCCATGATGTTACGCCAGTGTTATATCAAGATCTCCAGCATTAAATCTAAAAACATCACCACTACTTACGACCTTTGAAGCATCTAAAGTAGAGTAAGCTAATAAATTACCGCTTGAAGAAGCATCTAAAATACCAACAGCAACCACAGTTCCATAATTGGCTGTAGCTGTAGGATATTCAATAGCTGCTGAATTTGTTGCAGTTGTAGGGTTTGTACCAGAAACAGTAAATGCTCCTGTTTGTCTAGCGTAAGCTCCGCCAGAAACTTCTGTACCACCACCAGTATCAGATGGTGCAACAGTATATAAAGCTACATATAAAGTACCTGGTGCTGAATAAGCATTACCACCAAATACATGGTCTAAAACTTTATCTTCTAAATAATCACTAAATCCTGACATATCTTACCTCAACTCTTAAAATGATAAGTTGTTTTGTGTGCCTTGCCATAAGTTCTTCTTCTTGGTATTAAAGAGCCTTTGCCAAATTCAGCACGTTCTTGTTCCATTCTCATTTCCTCTAGTGCTTTTTCAAACAACTGAGAAAACATACTTACACGCTCATCTTCCATTAAGTAGATCGAAGCGTGTTTTAGACAGCCATATAAATAAACATCTGGGTGTCCTGTCGATAGAAAGTTAGTAGTGTTTGTGCTACTCAACGCTGCTATCGAAGCGTAATAGGTTAATTGTAATGTATAACTTGTGTCAGGTGTAGGTGCTAATTCTAAAGTTTTATCAACAATAGAGAAAAAAACTGGTTGTCCAGAAGTATTATCGTTAGCTTTTCTATAAACATCTAAAGATTCTATGGATTGTTGTAATAAAGGTGTGAAATCACCAGAGGTAATTTCTATGTTTATAGCTTCTAACCAGTCAGTAGGTAAAGATAAATATTGACTATCGGCAGTAGCAGTTGCTCTAACTACCATATCTTTGGTTCTTAATCTTCTGTTAAGTTCACCTTCAGTAGCATCAATAAAAAAATCCAATTTAGAAGTTAAATCACTTCTATTTAGAAAATCTGCTATCTGTGTTTTTAAATCATCGTACGTCATAATTTACCTTGCCAAGTTCTGAAAAGTTTATTGTTGGGATCATTCAACCATTTTTTCCATTTGGCTTTATCGTTCGCCCAACCTTCTCGTATAGCTTTTTGATATATTACCATAGGTACTTCTGCAACATGGCGTAATTCTTTACCTGGTTTTATTTCTTTTAAGTCTTTAACGTGCTTCAAAATTGGAGCTACGTTTTGTTTGGTGTGATAAACAAACTTGTCATCTTCTGTAGCGAACTCGCTAACAAAGTTTGTTCTGGTGTCTATTACTGTTCTTCTTGCCATCTTAAAAAAGAGGGGTGATTACTCACCCCCCTTAATTATACTTATGATGTAGATAAGTCGTATACAGCTCCATGAGCAGCTTCGTTGCTCACTTCTAAACCGAATTCAACCACTAACATTTTAGTTTCAGCATCACCAATAGTTGAGATGTCAATAGTTTCAAAATCTCTAAGATAAGAAACTTTTGCGTACTCAGGATCTAATAGTAAGGCAGTTCTAGCTCTACTTCTGTTTGAAGGAACTACTTGTAGTTCTCCAAAATCACCAGAGTAGATAGATACAGATGCTTCAATAGTATTTGCATCTACAAACTGTCTAGCTGAACTTCTACCAGTAAAACCAGATACAACTGATTTCACGTGAGGGCCAACAACTAGCAATGAAGGCTCACCACCATTAGTGAAACAAGCCTGTTGCACAGTCTTAACAAGAGCTTCAGTAATAGCTCTTTGCGTTCCATTAGTAGTAGCTGCACCACTTCCGCCATAAACACCATTAGTACCAATAGACTTATTAGTAGTGATCCAAGTTTCTAGACCACCTGTTTGTCTAACAGTAGTAGCGTTACCAGCGTTTTTAGCATTGTTTTGAGTTAAGGCTTCTTCCATATCTCTTTTCAACGCTTTAGCCATAAGGGCTAATTGGTGTGCCATTTCACTTCTTTTGCCAGCAGCATCAGAAGCATTTTGTGAGCCAGTAACAGTAGCATCTCTGCTGCTGATTTGACACACGTTGCTTACCCTAGAAGTAGCAGTCGAAGCTGCTCTTGAAAGTTCAAAACCTTCTAGTTTCCCAGTTGCACTTGGAGTTGGCAGAGATTCTACTTGCCAATCGAATTGCACGTTTTTTACATTGTTTTTACCAATGGCACTCATTACAGGAGTTGCTGTAGGAGAGATGTTGTAAATAACATCACTTAATTGTTCTCTGTCAGCAGTCGCAGTATAAGTGTCAAAGGCGTTTGTGACTTTAGCCATGTTTATATACTCCTTCTAGCTTTCGCTAGAAATTAAATTAAATTTTCAAATACTTTAGCTGCATCTTGGACTTTGCCAGATTTAGCTAATTTCTGTTTTGACTTTTTCAAAGGAGTTGTTTTCTTAACTTGATTGGCAGTACCAGGTCTAGCTACTCTGGCTGGTGCTTTCTGTGTTGGTTTCTTCTTTGTTGCCTTGATAGTTTTATCATGCAACCAAGAATTTCTTAAACCTAACAAAATGCGATAGTCATAAACTTGATCCATTTCTTGTGGCGTGAATCCTAAAATGTTTATGGCGTAATCCCTAATAGCTATCTTTTCAGAATTAGCTTTTTCGGCATCTTTCCATTCTGGAACTTTTTTCAATAACTCTTGATTACCAAGCTCAACAAATTCTTTAACTTGTTTTTGTTGTTCAGCAAGTTCCTCATCTCTGATTCTTTGCTGTTCAGCTTGAGCTGCATCCAAGCGTTTTTGTTTTTCGTTCCAAACATCTTTTTCACGAACATAAGCAATAGGATCTTCGTCATATATAGCTTTCCAATCTGGTTCTTCACCTAACTCAGCTTTTAAATTAGCTTCAAGTTTCGGTAACAAATCCTTATAAATGTCATCCTTTTGCCTTAACTCTGCTTGTTGGCCTTCAATCTCTTTACGTTGATTAGCCAATTCTTGAGTCTTGCGCGTATAGTCTTGCTGACGACTGTAGCCGTTTTGGAGTTCTTCGAGTGTGACTTCTACTTCAACACCATTTTCTTTAATGGTATAAAGTTGAGGTTGCTCGTCATCCAAAAGCTCTACTTGATCTTCTTGTGACTCATCTTGATCTTCTTCAAGATATTCTTCTTCTGTTTCTTCGACTTCTTCGGCAGCTTCCGCTTCCATTTCTGGTTCTTCGGTAACTTCCTCGATTTCTTCTACAGATTCTTCGACAGCTTCAACAATTTCTTCTACTGGTGCTTCTTCTTCAGGAGTCAGTAAAGTAGTAAATGCTTCTTCTGCCTGTTTTAAATTTGTTCTTAATGCAATCGGTTTTTCCGTTGTTGCCATGTTTTTACCTCATTGTGTAAATAATGTTTGAATTTTACTCTAAAAGACCAGGAAAGCTCAAGGTTTATTACCTAGTTATGCTTCTTATCTTGTCTAATTGAGTTTTCGTTATTCTGCCTTTTTCAATAATAATCCTAAGATGTTTTTCTACTTCAGGCAAAATTCTGATTGCTTTGTGTAAATCTTCTCTAAAACTGCTATCGGCTTCAGAGGAGTTTTCCCACTTTTGTATATATTCTTCTTTGAGGTTAGCAACAGCTTTTTTAAATACATCGCTATTTAAAATAACTTCTGCTTCGTTGGCTTCTAATACTTCTTTTTGTGAGGGCATAATTTATGAGATGGCTTGATAAATAATTTCTTGAAATAGAAATCCTGTTACGCCTAAAAATATAGTTAGGACAAATATCAAGGCGTTTCTAAGGGTTTTGTTAATTGAGGTAATACCATGTTCAATAGACTCTAAACGCCTATAGTTTTCTTTCCAGCGTTGTTCACAAGCAGCTTCATGCGAACTTAAACGCTTATCTACTTCTGTTACTGTTGATTTTGCCATTAATAACTCCAAACAGTAGGTCTTGGTCTTTCTTCTGAGTGATCTGCAATATCCAAATGAATGAATCTACTATTGCCTTTTTGATTAACACCAATACCTGTAAAACCATATTCTTGTGCATGAGTTATAATTTTATATGCTTCTGTGCCACGACACAATATATCGACTGCAAGACCTGTGGTATGTGTACCAGGTTTAGATTTTTTTGCTTCGATTGGATGCTCTGGACAACGATAGCCAGAACTAACTACAAAAGAAAAATTTAAAAAAGTTCTAAGAACTTGCAGTCTATTTAGTAATTCTTCTTTAATGCCTTCCTTGCCACAATGCTGACAAGCAAATTCTTCTGCTTTAAAGTTTTTATATAATTCCCAGTTCATCTTCAAATAATACTTTTTCAGCCATATAGTATTCACCTACGACCATTAAATCTTTGTTCATTTCTTTTGCTTTACGTTCGGCTTCGGCAAAGTCATCTGCATAAACCAATGGGCCTTCAAATATCTTAACGCTCTTATCAGATAAGACTGCTGGTATTTCTGTCATAAAAACCATATCAAGGTCTTAATACATCTTTAACATTTTCTTCTCGCATATTATTACGAGCTACACCCTTCCATTTTTCAGCAGTTCGTAAACCACCAAGACCAAGTAAAGATAAAGTCAAAGTCATTAGTCCTTCAGTATTTAAAACTGGTGGCTGTATTGATGAGCCTGAGATAACTACTATCCAATTCATCAAAGGTGCTAAAAAGTATTGCCACATCAAGGCCAATGCACAAATCCAGAGGATCGCAGGCCTAGATCCTGAAACAAAAATACTAGGATGTTTAGCTTGTTCCAAATTAATTTCTGCTTGAGCTTTTTGCAGATCAATCATTTGTGATTTGATACTTGCTTCCAATTCCATACGCTTAGTTTTATCAGGTATGGCTTTGCCAATTAAATCGCTTATTGGTTTAAAAAATTTATCAATCATTGTCTTTGCCCTCCAATATATTTTTAAGTTTCATAGCTTTTTCATGTGCTGAATCAACGTGTAAGTTTTTATCAACTATCTTTTCTAGCTTTAAACTTTCTATTTTATTATTACTAATATAACGCCAAGTATAGCCATCTTTTGAATATACGCCAAAGACAGTAGTACCCATACCAATTTTGATTATCATGGCTTGTTCGCCATCTAATAAGACCTTATCGCCTTCGTTGAATTGTGAATTGAGTTTGAATTTAAGACCTTTGATGAATGATACCGAATAGTCTTTGAGAGCAAGACCGCCTAATACGCTTGCCAAAAATAGAGATGCTTCAACATAATATTGCTCAAAGTCCACTTGTCTTAACCATGAGTTTTTTGCACTTCAAACTCAGCAGTTAGACTAGCTCCTTTGTGTGGTTTGAATTTGCCCTCATGCTTCATTAATTTATAAGTCTTGCCAGACTTCATAAAGTGATAGCCTTTAGGTGCTTTTATTTTTTTATTCATTTCTTTTTCTTTTTAGTTTTTAATTTTTTAAAATCAGCACCAGTAATTTTATTACGAGGTTTAGCTACTCTAGCTAACTTCTTTTGTTTTGAAGAATATTTACTGTAGGGCATGATTAATACCTCTTTTTAGTTTTAGGTTTGATTTTAGATTTTTTAGTTTTTTTCTTTTTTGAATGATACATAATTATTTCTTTTTACTTTTTGGTCTTAGTAAATCTGCATCGGCTTTTCTAGCACCACCTTTGCCTGTAGCAAAAGATCGTACTCTGCCAGCCGCCCAAGCATGTGCAGATACACCTGGTCGTGATCCTGACGAATAGTATGCACCAAGACCTCGTTTATAAACTTTTGCTAAAGTGCCTTTGGAAATACCACTAGACTTAGCGTATTTCTTTAAAGTTGCTTCTTTACTTCCTGCCACTTTTGCTTCTCTGTTTAGATATTCTGTTCATCATAGCTGGGGTTAATTTACCTTGTTTGTATAGTTTAGCAGTTCTTTTTATTTCTTTCTCCCTTGCCTTTGGGTTCTTTGCGCCAGCAACATACTTCTTAGGTACGCCACCTTTGGTCTTTGGTACTTTTTTAAACTTTCTCACCATTTCACCTTATTTGCCCAATACGCTGCAGACATTTTGCCTTTAGCAATATTTTTTGCGTGTCTGGCTTTAAAAGACTTAGCACGCTTAGTCATAGTTTTATCACCAGTCTTGCCTTGTTGTCCAAAGCGGATGGTTTTAACTTTGTCGCCTTCTTTGGCAACTACCACGTGTGATTTGGTTTTATGTCCTGGTGTTCTTTTCGGTTTATTAAACCCTGAAACACCAGCTCGTTTTAATCTTGAATCTTTCATTAGTGTAAAGTCGTTTCCTTAATTAAAAATATTTCTGTATCTTCGCCTATTTTATCCTTAAATAAAAATTGCATAAATGATTTTGCTTGTTCAAAACTACGAGCTTTGATGTCTGTGCCAATATAAACGTGTTCCCCAACCACACATTCCAAATGATAAAGTTTAACTGGAGATGTTGAAGTCGTCATCAAACAACCCCTGTGATTGAGTTTTTGCTATCTGTCTGATAGTTTCTCTGTCACGTTCCATTAACGCATTGATTTCTGCAATATCAATCTGAGTACCATACTTGCCAGCTAACTCTGCTGACTTCAATCTAATCTCGGCTTCAGCTTCATCACGCCTTCTATCATCTTCCATGATAATTTTCATACGATCTGTTTCGGCATCAATGACCGCTTTTTGTGCTTGCACTTGTGCTTTTTGAATTTCTGCTTGCGCTAACAATGTAGCTGGATCAGGTTTATCTTCTTGTGGTTGTGGTGGCATTGGTGGCACTTGCGTATTGATAAAACTTTGTGCATCTTTGAAACCAGCTAACTCAATCATTTTGCTAAGTGTGTTTGAGTATTGTTGTAAATTCACTAAAGGATTCTGTGGCCCTAGTGTTTGTAAAATTTGTTCTTGCTTACCTGCTAAGTTATTTAAAACTGCCATACGTTCGTCATCGCTGTTTTTGGAAATTGCGACATTGACACTAACGTCTTTATCGGAATCCCAGTAGCGAGGATCAACAGGTACGAATTGATTGTTTAGTCTAAACATATCTTGTCCTTCTTGGTGTTTGATAACCAAGTTATTGACTAAGCTAAAGAGTTCTTTCATACCACCTTCAGCAAAATGACGACAAATCAATTCAACTCTGCCTTGCGCTCCAGACATGGTAGCCGATACCGCAGCCTTAGTTGTACTTTGTAAGGCTTCAGCATTGAGTCCAGCACTTGCTTTGGAAACTCCAGTACGATTTTCTTTGGCTTCGTCTAAGTAACCTAATACTGGAAAGGCTTCTTTACCGACAAAAGGCACAGCAAATGGTTGCACCATACCAGGCGCACGCATACGAATTGGTTGACCAATATCGGTATTTAAAACATCGTCAATATTGACTTGTCCTTCAACGACACCCATTCTCGGAAAGATTGCATGACCTAAAGAATCTAACGTATCACGCATGATTTGTGATTTAGCTCTTTGAATTGGAATCACATAGTCTGCTGGGCATGAGCCAATCGCAGTATGTGGTTCTGGATCTGGGCAAAACATGACAATCGGTAAATCATCCCATTGTTCAACATTGACAACATTTATACCTTCACCTGCGGTACAAACTCTAATTCTTTCGTCTATGCCATCGCCATCTAAGTCGTAAAATAAATAATGTTCTACGTATAAAACATTCTTGTTGCCGTAGCCACCACGATCATTATAAACATTATCGTCATAAGGATTACGTGCTTCCAGTTCGTCATAAATATCAGCATCTAAAGCCGAGCCTGAACCTGCGTATTGTTCCATTTCTTCTCGGTCGTACCCCATAGCCACTAAGTCACTTACAGTTTTTACCATGCGATGAGCAACGTAAGGTGCTTCATAAATATTTCTCGCATTACGAGAAATCAAAACTTCTTCAGGGGGTACAGATTCAATGCAAACTTGATTTTTTTTCTTGACTCGTCTAATCGTAATATCATAACTAGCAGGGGTTTCTTGCGTAACTTCTTCGCCAGTCGTAGGATCAAGCATTGTCATGGTTTGCATTTCAACTTTCTCTTTTCTTCTCTTTTCCTCCC